CCTATCAGGTGGACAATGATTTTGTCAAAAGTGAGAAGAAAATTGAGCTCTCTTTTGTACCTACGCAAATAAAGAACTACGACATAGGACAAAAAAACCTTGTGTTATCCTCTGTTGTAGGCAAAGAGGATGGTGATTTGAGGGTGTTGTATTATGGTGGATTGGTTAGTGGTGTAAGTATAAGATTTCTTACATCTTTTGCTGGAACTTTTTCATTGAGTGCAACCAAAGTCAAGACATCAATTCCATTGACAATCCATTATGATTCACTTTCAAACCCTACAATTGACCTTTTGTTTGGTATGCCGAGAGAGGTTGGCATCGGTGCTGGGTATAATTACACCAATGCAAACCTTGTTAATACTTACTATTACAGATTCATCCAAGAGATCACCAACAAGAACTCCAAAATAGTTCGGGCATACTTTAGATTAACTCCTTCCGATTGGTACAACCTACAATTCAAGAATCTGTATTTTTTTGAAGGGCAATACTGGCGATTGAACAAGGTTGAAAACTACAATCCAACGGATGAAGGAGTTTACTTGTGTGAATTCTTGTTGGCGCAATTCATACCACCAGCAACAATCACGGTGAAAAAGATGGGTGCTGGAACTGCACAAGGCGCACACACAGACATCTATGGTGATGTTTATCCTGGTGGTAAATTTCCAATCAAACCCGGCATCAGCGGAGTTGGAGTTGGGACAAGCGAAGGAAGTGGAATCTTTGTTGGAGAAAACTTCAGCGGAAACGGAATCAACAATAGTGGTTTTGGCTCAACTGATATTCACTATCCTGATGGAGTTGATGGTTCGGTGGTTATTGTTTCAAATGATTTCCAACCTACCAAATCGAACACACTCTATATTGGCAATTACGAGATGTATCCAAACTTTTTGAGTGGTGGTTCGGTCAAGACGGTAACAGCAAACACAACGGCAACAAAAGACGATAGATTGTTTTTGGTTGATACCACAAGTGGCAACAAGACAATCACCTTACCTGATCCAACTGGATTGAGTGGGAAACAATTTGCAGTCAAAAAATTAACTTCCGCACATACCATCACCGTTGATACAACTGGAACGGCAAAGATTGACGGTGCGGATACACATTCAATCAATCAACATTGGGCATCACACATCTTTGAAACAGATGGTGTGAATTACTTCATAATAGCAGAAAAATAATGGCATTAAACGCAAGTATTGACTTAACCGTCAACAAACCTGACTTCAAATCAATGAAGGCAGAAATCCGAGAACTGACAGTCGCAGCACAACAAGCCGTGATGCAGTTTGGCGAATTCTCACCCGAAGCCGTAAGAGCAGAGCAGGCACTTGCTGCTGCTCGTGACCGAATGGATGACTTCAATGACCGTGTGGCAGCGGTGAACCCCGACAAGTTTGCACAAATCAACACGGTTGTTCAAGGTGTGGCTCGTGGATTCCAAGCAGCACAAGGGGCGATGGCTTTGTTTGGAAATCAGTCGGAGGAACTTGAGAAGACAATGGTCAAACTTCAAGGTGCAATGGCTTTGGCTGAAGGTCTTGAAGGATTGGGAAAAGTTCAGCAGCAGTTTAGGGCAATTTTTACAAGCATAGCACTTGGGGCGAAAAGGGCATTCGCTGCAATAAGGGCGGGAATCGGTTCAACTGGTATTGGTTTGATTCTCGTGGCTCTTGGTGCAATCGTTGCATATTGGGATGAAATCAAAGAGGCGGTTACTGGTGTTGATTCCGAGCAAAAGAAACTTTTAGCAGATTCTAAAGCACAAGAAAAAATTGAACAAGACAAACTTGATACACTAAATTCTCAAGATGACATCTTAAAACTACAAGGGTTAAGTGAAGAAGAAATACTTAAATTAAAAATCAAGCAAACAAGCGCAGTAATCACCCAACTTGAGGCACAATTGACAGCTCAAGAGACGATGAAAAATGCGCAAATGGAGGCTGCCCAACGAAACCAAGATATTCTTCAAGGAGTCATTCGGTTCTTGACATTGCCGTTGACTTTGTTGTTGACAACCATTGATAAAGTTGGGAAGGCATTGGGTCAAGATTTCGGATTAGAAGAAGCGTTTAGTGGTGGTCTTGCAAAAATGGTATTTGATCCGAAGTCAGTTGAGAAGGAAGCAAATGTCGCAATTGCTGAAACTAAAAAACAACTGAATAATCTTAAAAACACAAACGCTGGTTACCAACTTTCAATCAACGAGATTCACAAAAAAGGTGCGGAAGATAAAAAGAAACTTGATGAGGATGCTGCGCAAAAAGAATTGGATGATGCTGCCAAACTTGCTGATGAGAAAAAGAAAATCACCGATGATACATTGGCAGCGGAAGCATCTGCACGAGATGCGGCAAGACAAAAAGAACTCGCATTGATTACTGATGAAGGCGAAAGAATTCAAAAAGAATATGAGAACAAATTAGCAGCACTTGAAGAATCACAAGCTCAAGAATTAAAAGCAGTTGAAGGGAATGCCGCAGCCATTGCAGCAATTAATCAAAAGTATAACGACTTGCAAATTGTGGCAACTGCGGAAGTGGATGCAGCGGAACTCAAACTTGCAGAAGAAAGAGCAGCAAAACAAAAGGAGATTGATGACAAAGCCACCGACGATGCACAGAAGAACGCAGACAAAATAATCAAGCAAGAAGAAGCCAAACAACAAGCAAAAGAAGACCTTTACAAAGCATCAATAGATTTGGCAAATTCAATTGCTGCATTGGCTGGAGAGCAAACCAAAGCTGGTAAGGCAATTGCTTTGTCAGTTATTGCAGCAGATACGGCAATGGCAATATCAGGTGCATTGAAAGTTACTCAATCCGCTTCACCCGACAACATCGCCACCGGTGGTCTTGCTGGTGCTGCCAAATATATCGGATTGGCTGCAATGATTTTGACCAATGCAAAGAAAGCGAGAGACATCCTCAAAGGTGGTCAGCCATCCGCACCAACTGGAATGCAATCAAGCGGAGGAGGATTGCCACAAATGGCAGCACCACAAATCTCATCCACATTGCCACAAGTAAGTGGATTTGATCAGCGAGTTTATGTGACCGAGGGTGACATCTCACGCACACAAGGTCGGGTTGCATCGTTAAAAAAGGTATCTGTTACACAATAACGCTATTTGAATAAGATGAAACTTCCAGTTTACAAATTAGACATCAACGAATTTGATGAGGAAACAGGCATTGACTTTGTTTCTCTCGTTGAAAACGCAGCCATTCAAAAGGACTTTCTCGCATTTAGTGAAACGCCTATCAAATTCGCCATCCAAGATGAGGAGAAAAGAATCGTTACTGGTGCTGCGATGATTGCCGATTTACCCATCTATCGCAGAGATGACATCCGTGGTGAATACTATGTTGTGTTTGACAAGGAATCTATCTTCAAGATTGCGAAGAAATGGGCAAGGTCAAACCAGTACAACTCCGTGAACGCTCACCACAAAACACCCATAATGAATGGCGTGAGTTTGTTTGAATCATACATCATTGACCGTGAAAGAGGTGTGATGCCACCGAAGGGATTTGAAGAGGTTGCCGATGGAAGTTGGTTTGTGTCTTATCTCATAGACAACGATGAGGTGTGGGCAAAAGTAAAATCAGGTGAGTTCAAAGGATTCTCGGTAGAGGGTGTTTTTGATTTCCCCGAAGACAAAGAAGAACAACTCATTGAGCAGATGAAAGAGATTCTATCAAGGTGGAATGGAAAGTAAAATTGCAACAAGTAAAAACAAAATCTAATTTATATCAAAATGAACGCAAAAGAAACACTCAAGGAAATCCGCACGATGTTGGGATTCTCCGAAGAAGAAATCAAAGTTGAGATGGCAACTGCCACCTTGACTGATGGAACAATCGTTGAATGGGAAGGTGAATTGATGGTAGGTACTGCCATTTTTGTTCAAACTGCTGAAGGTTCAATTCCAGCACCTGATGCAACTCACGAAGTTGAAGGTGGTTTGTTGGTTACAACTGTTGACGGTATCGTTACTGAAATCGTTGAACCCGAAATTGAAATTGAAGTTGAAGCCAAAGAAGAGTTTGCAACCGTATCTCATTTCAATGATGTTGTGAGCAAGTTGGAAAGTGCAATCGCAGAATTGTCTGCAAAGGTTGTGGCTTTGTCTGCATCTAACACCCAGCACAAGGAAGCAATGAGCAAAGCAATTGACTTGATTGAGAAAGTTGCTGATTTACCAAGTGAATCTCCAATCAAAACCCCCGTTTCAAACAAGAAGAACGATCAGTTTGAAGCACTTAAAAAATTCAAAAACGCAATAAACAAATAAAACTATGTCATTTTCAGTAGGAACACTCGCTAATTACACCAACGAACAATCAACTGACTTGTTGGTAAAAGCTCTTTTCGGGAGCAAAACTGCAACCTTGTTGCAATCTTCTAACCAAGTTCAAGTAGGTGTTAAATCTGCATCTGCGTTGAACATCCTTGCTTCAACCGTTTTCTTTCAAGCAGACGGTTGTGGTTACAACCCATCAGGTACAACTGCCTTCACTCAAAGAAACATCACCGTTGGTGCTGTAAAAGTTGAAGAAACTCTTTGCCCAAAGACATTGGAAGCAAAGTGGATGCAAACTCAAATCATGCCGGGTTCACCAACTATGATTCCTTTTGAAGAGCAAGTAGGTGCTGAAAAGGCTGCCGTTATTGCACAAACTTTGGAAGTTGCAATGTGGCAAGGTGATACCGCTTCTGGTAACCCTAACTTGAACCGTTTCGATGGTTTCAACAAAATCATTGCTGCCGCTTCTCCAGTATTGGCAAACTCTGCACCAACTACATTCGCTTCAATCACCGCTGCAAACATTGATGACATCTTGGATCAGGTTTACGCCAACATCCCTGCTGCCGTTGCTGAAAAAACTGACTTGGTTTGTTTCTTGGGAATTGATGCCTACAAATTGATGTTGGTAAACTTGAAGAACGCTAACTTGTTTCACTATGTTGCCGATGCTGCCACTTCAATGGAAATGGTTTACCCCGGTACTAACATGAAGTTGATCGCTGTTGGTGGTTTGAACGGAACTAACAAGATTGTTGCTGGTTCTTTGAGCAACTTCTTTATGGGTACTGACTTGATTGACGAGCAAGAAGAAGTGAAAATGTGGTACAGCATCGACAACGATGAGGTTCGTGTTCGTTTCACTTTCAAGGCTGGTGTGCAAGTTGCATTCCCCGGAGAAATCGTTTACTTCACCCTTTAATCTTCATAAAATATGCCCTGTTTACTCACACAAGGATTCACTCTTGATTGCAAGGATGCAGTCGGAGGTATCAAATCAATCCACTTAATCACTTGGGTTGATTCAAAATTCACAATTGCAAGTGGTGAAGTAACTGGCACAACCGTTGCAAGTGGTGATGTTTACGATTACGAGTTGCCGAAAGGTACTGGATCATTGACCATCACCACCAACGTATCTGTTGAGAACGGAACATCATTCAATCAATCGGATGTTGTTTTCAAACTTCGCAGATTGTCAACCACCAAGCGTAACGAAATGAAGCTTCTTGCTCAAGGTCGTTGCTATTGCATCGTTAAGAACAACAACGATGAGTATTGGTTGGTTGGTAAGGAGTACGGATGTGATGTGACTGCAATGGTTGCCAACACCGGTACTGCTATGGGGGATTCCAACGGTTATGAAGTTACTCTTTCAGCAATCGAGGCTGAAGCACCTTACAAATTGCAAAGTTCAGTTGTTACCGCTTTAGGTATCTAATTGATTCTTGTTTCATAGGTCAAATGGGGAGGGCAATTGCTCTCCCTTTTTTTGTTACATATTTTTACTCTCGCTATTTTGTAGAGATGTTGGTAATTGATAAAGCACAGTCAAAGAATTGGTATTTAACGCTGACCGAAAAAGTCACGATTGCCAATCCATATTTTCTGTTTGCCTTCACACATCGTTTGAGCAATGAACTCACAACGGTGATCTTGTCGGACATTTCAATTCACCCTGAGAGATACAACCAATTTGCAGTTGTTGAGGGTAGCACCTTCACTCTTGATGCTGGAGAATTTGAATACCAAGTTTACGCACAAACATCATCAACCAATTTGTCTCCAGCATTGGCGAACGAATTGGTAGAAAGTGGAATCTTGAAAGTTGAATTTGATGTTACTCGCAATTACTACGAGGTGACTTTGAATGAAAAGATTTACGAGATTGAACAACCCACACAAATCATATATCTGCTTTTGGAAAATGGCGATTTCTGCCTTCTTGAAAGTGGTGATAAAATCTTACTATAATGGCAGATCAAAAAATATCCCAATTAGCGACCATTGTCACGGTAGACAACGCCTCCGATTTGTTTCCTATTGTTGATACATCGGCAGCGGAGACAAAGAAAATCACACCATCAGCGTTAAAAACTGCATTGGCGTTGAACAATGTTGACAACACAAGTGATGCAAACAAGCCTGTTTCAAGTGCAACTCAATCAGCATTAAACGCCAAACAAGATACACTTGTAAGCGGAACAAATATCAAGACCGTAAACGGCACATCAGTACTTGGAAGCGGAAACATTTCCATCAGTTCGGCAGTTGCTTGGGGTGGGGTTACTGGCACTTTGTCAAACCAAACCGATTTGCAAACGGCATTGGATGGCAAGGTTGATGAGAATTCTGCCATTATTGGAGCAACCAAAACGAAGATCACTTACGACGCCAAAGGTTTGGTAACTGCTGGAGCAGATGCAACGACCGCAGACATCGCAAGTAGCACAGACAAAAGATATGTAACCGATGCCCAATTGGTAGTTGTTGGAAACACAAGCGGAACGAATACGGGTGACAATGCGACCAACTCGCAGTATTCGGGTTTGGCTACAAGCAAACAGGATGCGTTGGTATCGGGTACGAACATTAAGACCATCAACAGCACTTCGCTTTTGGGTTCTGGGAATGTCGCAGTTGAACCAACAATCACCGCCACAACTTCAGCAGATTACTACAGAGGGGACAAAACATTTGCAACCCTTAACAAGGCTGCGGTAGGTTTGGGCAATGTTGACAATACTTCAGATGCAAACAAACCCGTTTCAACTGCTCAGCAAACGGCACTTGATGCAAAGACAAACAAACTGATCACCACCAACAGACAAACCGCTTCATATACTTTGGTTTTAAGTGATGCCGATAAATTGGTTGAGATGAATGTGGGAAGTGCAAACAATCTTACTGTCCCTTTGAATAGTTCGGTAGCGTTCAGCACAGGCACTCAGATACTTTTGGCTCAGTATGGAGCAGGTCAAACAACCATCGTTGCAACAAGTGGCGTAACCATCCGAAGCAATGGGGCAAAGTTGAAATTAAACGCCCAGTATAGCGGTGCAACTTTGGTGAAGATTGCTGAAAATGAGTGGTATTTATTTGGAGATATAGCATAATGATTTTAGCAAGTCACGGAATTATAGCCTCACAGATTGCGTCATTTGATGCGGATGCTGCTGCGTTCTTTACCCGTGTAACTACGGCAGGGGGAACATTAAGCACAACCGAAAAACAAGCGGTGAATCAGTTGGTTTTAGACTTAAAAGCCAATTCACTTTGGACACCTATGAAAGCCATTTATCCAATGGTTGGGGCAAGTGCGGCAGCGTGTGCGCAGAACTTAAAAAGCAGTTCATTTACGGGTACATTTACAAGCGGTTGGACTTTTGCGAGTACTGGTATAACGCCAAATGGAGCGGCTTATATGGATACAGGGTTGAATATGCTTAATAATTTAACTCAAAATAATTCACATGTTTCTACTTATTCAAGAACAAATATTTCAAACGCTGGTTCGATGATAGGTGTTCACGATGGGACTTTTGGAAATTCAATAATGTTATACCCAAGTATTAGTGGTGCTGCCTATGTCAATATGTTTTCAAATGGTGGTACTAATAATGTTGGCGTTTCGGATACTTTGGGATTAAGAACAGTAAGCCGAACAGTATCAAGTGCAATGAATTTTTACAATAGAACAACAAAAACTGTAATTAGTGTAAGTTCTGTAACTGGGTTAAATAGAAACTTATTTGTCGGTGCAAATAATGTTGCGGGAGCAGGAGCGAATTACGATACCAGACAAAACGCATTCACTTCAATTGGTGATGGTTTGACAGATACACAACAAGGCAATTTAAACACCGCAGTACAAGCGTTTCAAACAACCCTTTCACGCCAAGTATAATGATAGGTTACACACTTACACCAAAACAATACCAAGCGGTACAAGGGCAATACATTAACCCTTATCAATTTATCAACTGCGTTCAAGACATTGACGGCAATTGGTTCTTTTTTGGAAATGAGCAAGACAAAGAAGCGTTTGCCAATACTGAATTTATGTGGTTGTTTGATTTACCACAAGCCGAATACATCCCATTACCACCCCCACCATTTCCGATATGACAACACCGAAAGTAAAACCCAATGCCCTTCCCGTCTCGTTTGACCAATTTCGTAAAAACCCAGTTGCTGCCGTGGCTTTTTGCATGCTGTTGGCTGTTAGTTATTTGTATATGGACTTGCGTTCGGGCAATCAACAGCAGATTGACGAATGTCGCAAAGAGATGGCAGTCCTACGAGCAGAGCAGAAACAAGCATATAAGGCATTGAAGACGGCAGATAGTGCATTGTCCGCAGCCATTACTGAACTACGCATCATTAACTCAATGAAGAAACTATGAGATTGTTGATCATTTTTGCATTCGCTTTCATCGGTGGTTATTTGTTCACCGAATCTTGGGCAACTGAACCCAAGCCAGTTAGTGACATTGATGCTTTGTTGAAGAAGATTCAACAGAACACACAAGCGGTTGGTCAAGCCACTAAACAAGCACACGAGGTAAGTGAGAAATTGGTGGAAGCAAAAGTGGTTGAGAAAGAACAATTGAAAGAAGCCGTGGTTGTTGCTGAAAAGAAAGCAGAAGCCGTGGTTATACAGATGCAAGTTGTTCAAGACCAAATGGAGGTGTATGCCGTAAAGATGGTAGGTGCTGGATTAGATACCACCACCACCCCGATTGAGTTCAAAGGATTGATCTATGACGCTTATTTGAACTATCTTTCCGAAGGTGGAAAGGAAGAGTTTGACTATTTTAGAATGTACTTATGGCAACAAAAGTAAACATCACATCATTTCGGGCTAAACCCAAAAACAAATTGGGCAGACATACCAAGCACAAGAACAAACACAAGAGTTCAAAACCATATAAAGGACAAGGCAAATGATAGACAAAATCAAACAAGCAATGAAGGTGAAGAACTACAAGTTCTTTGAATCAGGTGATTACAACTTGAACATCATTGGGATTCGCAATTCGGATACTGGAAGCAAAGTGACAAATGTTTTTGATGACTTGTTAACCGTAAGTTACAAAATTGGTGATGTGTGGCATTTTAAGAAATGGGCTGCGACAACTGATCCCGGCACAAAGGGAGTGAAGGAATTTCACAATGCTCAAGGCGTTGCTCGTTTAGTTCCCGGACAATATCGTGGCAGTCACGCCATCGGTTTGCATCAAGGCAAGTACGAAGCATTAAAACAAGCCAAACCCGTCAAGGTTTACAGAGATGCAAACAAGGATATGACCTACGACACCAAGTTAATTACCGAAGGTATCTACGGAATCAACATCCACAAGGCTGGGGCAGATTCAACCTATGTTGAGAATTGGAGTGAGGGTTGTCAGGTGTTCAAAAAGTCCGCAGATTTTGATGAGTTTATGGCTTTGGTCAAGAAGGCTGCCACCTTGCACGGCAATTCATTCACTTATACACTATTAGAAAGCAAAGATTTATGAAAAAATTAATGGAAATTTTCACGGGTGACAAAGGAGAGATGTCATCAAAACGATTCGTGGGCATTATCGGTGCTTTTGTTTTGTTTGCTACAATGGCTCATAATTCTCTCAGCCCTGCTGATATCGTACCTTCTCCAGAGTTGGTGACTGCGGTTGAATTCATCGTGATTGCTTGTCTTGGATTCACATCTATTGACAAGTTCTCAAACAAAAAAGATTGATTGCTATTTGATAGAGATGATATTCCAAAGATTAAACTTTCACGATAACAAACTGCCTGTTTTCAAAGAGAACAAAGCAAAGGGATTCGTGACTTTTGGTGCTGACAATCTCTATCCTGATTTTCTAATTGAGTTATTCAATAAATCACCCAAACACAATGCCATCGTTTCTGCAAAAGCATCTTATGTTGCTGGAATCGGCACGGAGGTATTTGGTTCAAACACGGAGGAGATTGCAAAAGCCGAAGCGAAACTCAAAAATATAAACGCTTACGAGACCTACGAAGAACTCAAAGCAAAAGTCGCTTATGATGCCGAGTTGTTCAATGGCTTTGCAGTTGAGGTGATTTGGAACAAGGCAAAAACTGCACCTTCGGAATTCTATCACATTCCATTCAAAGACATTCGCAAAGGTCTTGAAGGTGATTTCGTGTATTGTGCTGACTGGACAGATAGCAAAGCGGAGAAAATCCACTATCAACCATACAACCCAATCACAAGGGAATCCAAGCAAATATATTATTGCCAATTCTATCGTCCCGGTCAAGGCGAATATCCCTTGCCTGATTATGTAGGTGCGTTGAAATACATTGAGGTTGACACCGAGATATCCAATTACTATTTGAATAGCATCAAGAACGGATTCACGGCACAAACCCACATCCAGTTATTCAAAGGAATCCCCACACCTGAAGAAGCTCGTGCAACTGCAAGGAGATTCAAAGAAAACTATCAAGGCACGGACAATGCCGGTGGGTTAATTATCCAATACAACGATCCGACAGAGAAGGAATCAGTCATCAACAACCTTCAGCCATCGGATTTTGACAAGCAATTTGACTTGTTGAATAAGACCGTACAACAAGAGATATTTGTCGCACACAAAGTGAACTCACCGATGTTGTTTGGGGTGCGTGTGGAATCTCAATTGGGTGGTAGAAGCGAGTTGATTGAAGCATATGAGATGTTCCATCACGCCTACATTGAACCCCGTCAACAAAAGATTGATGATACCTTTGCTTACTTGCTTGAACCTATCGCATCTGTTCGCTTGGAAACCATCAACAAACCACCAATTGGTCTTGACTATCAGGCTTTGTTTACCGCTGGAGTTATCACCAACGAAGAAGCAAGAAAGGAACTTGGGTTGCCATTGATCACCGATGTGAAGCAATCATCTTTGAACGATGCCATCAATGCTTTGAGTCCTTTGGTTGCAAACAATGTGTTGTCAAATATGACCATCAACGAGAAACGTCAATTGGCAAATCTTCCACCAATTGCCGGAGGTGATTCATTGCCATCCGCTGCACCAGTTGCCCTATCAAAACAAAATCCTTTTGGGTGGGACGATGAAAGAGACATCAAGGTATTTCAACAATACGGAGAGAGTGCAGACAACTTTGAAGCGTATAAGTTTGAATTTGCGGATGCCGTTGAAACTGCGATCTTGAATGTGTTGAAAGAGAACAAAGGTCTTCAGGTTGGGGACATTGTGAACATCACTAAACTGGATGCAAAGGTTGTCGCTGATGCCATTGCTAAACTTGCCAAAGCGGAGTTAATCAAATCATACGAGGACGGATTGGAAACAACACCGAAAGGAGTTGAAGAAGTAAAGAGATTGCAAACCGAAATTGTGGTGCGTTATGGCTACGCTTTAGCCGCTGGAATCAAAGGTACTTTGGTTATCCCAACCACTCGTGATTTCTGCCGTCAAATCGTGGAAAGCAATCGTGTATATTCAAGGGAGGACATTAACGCAATGTCTGCACAACTTGGTTACGATGTATGGAAGAGGAGAGGTGAATGGTATACCAACCCTGATACTGGAATCACCACACCACAATGCCGTCACATTTGGCAACAACAATTATTAAGGAGAATCAAACGATGACCAATTTTGTATATTTCATTTCAACCACTTATCTCAAGGACAACACACCGTTGAATGAAAATGTGGATGATAAATTGCTGAAATCAGCAATCAAAGAAGCTCAAGAAATCTACATCCGTGATGTGATTGGTTCAGGCATTTACAATGAGTTGCAAGTACAGGCATTTGCTGGAACATTAACCCAGTTGAATACTACCCTTTTGGATTCATACATTGCACCTTGTTTGAAGTATTACACATTGACCGAAGCGATGCTTCCAATGACCTTCAAATTGATGAACAAATCGGTTGCATCTCGTGAGAGTGACAATGCGAGGGCGGTATCAGTTGAGGAAATGACAATGATTGAAGGTCGTTATCGTGACAAAGCGGAATACTATGCCAACAGATTGAGGGATTATCTTCGCACATATACCAATGATTATCCTTTGTTCTTGAATCCCGGCAGTACATTTGATACAATCCGACCAAAGAACACCGCTTTTGTCGGTGGTATTTATCTTCCAACATCTCAAGATTGCTTTTGGAACTATGACTTCCCCAACGAGGACAAATAAATGGCAAAAAAACAACGAAGCCAAACTTCTCAAATTTCTCAAGAATGACACTAAACCAAATAATTCAAAAGATTCAAACGGCAGCAGAAAGCCATAAGATGGTTCACAAGTTTGGCGTTGGTCAGCAGTCAAATATGACGGTTGAGAATGTTGAGTATTATCCTTTGGTTTGGTTGTATCCTGATGGATTCAATTTGCAGTCCGGTGGAAATCTTCAAACCTATAATTTCGCATTGCTTGTGATGGATCGTGTATTTGAAAGCGAATCAAACACCATTGAAGTTCTTTCCGATACTGCACAGATTATGACCGACATCTTTGCGTTGATTGAAGACAACACCCAAAACGATGAGGATTTTGAGATTGTGATCAACGGCAACGCATCTCCTTTCTACGATTCAAAAACTGATATTCTCGCTGGTTATGCAATCAACTTCCAAGTCCTCACTCCTTATTTACACAATACTTGCGTTGTTCCTGTTTAGTTGGTTGTGGGCGTTCTTCAATTATGATGAACCAGTCCGCTATATTAAACCACTAAATGTTGAGATGCACGAAAGGATTATAGTGAAGGAGAAAATCAAAAGGATGCGTCTAATTGATTCAATCAATCACTTTGATACGATATACCTTGATACCTTCAAACCTTCAGCAGAGGGGTTAAAAAAGGCGATAGGATTGCACATCCACTTGGATACTACGCTATGAGCAAAACGCTGAAACAAGAAACCGTCAAAAAATACATTCTTCAATTTCCTGAATTGCCGAACCGAACTTTGGCATCAATGATATTCACAAGAGAAGAGGGTTTGTTCAGCACTTTGGAAAATGCAAGGGCGGTCATTCGTTATTACAAAGGTGCAATGGGACAGAAAGATTTACACCATGTTATGAATCAAAATCACATAGATAAACCCACACATTCTTCCATCAAAGAAGGATTGGGAAAATTGAATATCCTCTCAAGGGCAGAAGATATGATCCCCGTTGTTTTGGGCGAAGGAAAGTATTTGATTCTTTCGGATATTCACCTTCCATTTCACGATGAAGAAGCCTTGACCGCTGCCTTGAATTATGGGGCAACGAATGTGCCTGATGGTATTATCTTGAATGGTGACATTCTTGATTGTTATGATGTGAGCAGATTTTCAAAGGAAATCCGCAGACCAAAGATTTCGGAAGAATTGGAAATGGGCAGAAACTTTTTTAAGTATTTAAGAGAGTTATTCCCAACACAACCAATTTACTACAAGATTGGGAATCACGAGGAAAGAATGAGGGCATACATCTTGAGGAATGCTCGTGAACTTGCTGATTTGAACGATGTGAGTTTGGAATCTTTGTTGCATCTAAACACATACAACATTATTCCGGTCAATCGTGAAATGATTAAACTTGGTAAATTGACGGTTTTACACGGTCACGAACTTGGGGAATCAGTATTCTCACCAGTAAACCCTGCACGAGGATTCTTCTTGAAAGCAAAAGCATCAACAATTGTCGGTCACTATCATCAGGTATCACACCACTCCGAAAACAATCTTCACGGAGAGCAAGTTGGTGTTTGGTCAATGGGTTCACTTTGTAACTTGTCACCAGAATATAGACCTTATGCTTACACAAAATGGTCAAACGGGTTTGCCTATGTAACCGTGAATGAAGATTTATCATTTCATGTTGACAACTTCAAAATAATCAACGGTAAAATCTTGTAATATGATCAAGGTTCAAATCATACACGAGACCAAGAATGACAACTGGATGGGTTTGATTGAAGGCGAATCCGACATCATTCAAATCTTGGAAGATGGGATGGTTGATGAACATCAAATCGTTGCCATCTCGCAGTTGTTCGAAAACACCCAACTCTATATGCGAGGAGGTCACATAATCTTGATTGAGGAAAACTATTATACCTTTGTTGTCAAATGGATGCAGTCAACCCAACACACTACAAACAAGGCGAAATAGAATGTATTGATGCCATTGAATCAGCGACCATAAAGAAGAAAGGATTGGTTGCGGTTTGTACTGGGAACATCATTAAGTATTTATGGAGGTGCGAGGACAAGAACGGATTAGAGGATTTGTACAAAGCGAAGTGGTATCTTGACAAGCTCATCGCAGAAAAAGAAAAACAATCAAAGAAGAATGCTACCTTATAGGATGAAAGCAATGATAAAAATATCAACCTATGGGTTAATTTTTTGGTCGTTGAATTTATCCGGTCAAGTGCTGATTGACACCAACACAATCAAACAAGCAAACACATATTTGGTCAAAGGTGCAATCGCAAGGGAACAAGTCACGCATTTACGCAAGATTGTGACATCGGATTCCATCATTATTGCCGAACAAGATTCGGTCATCACCAAACAAAAAGTAAACATCGCATACTTGAATGATGAGAATAATGCACTTTTGAGGCAAAATAAAGCCATCTCACGCACTTTGTCATTGTTTAAGAGTATTAGTATAGGTTTAGGAATTTTAAGCGTTTTAATGTGGCTACGATAGACCTTGATAAATTACCCGATGCCCTTGATACTTATTTAGGGGATGCATCCGAAGGCTCACTCCTTCAGCAAATCATTATTGATTGGTGGAATAAGAAGGTGATTCCTCCGATTTGGGCGAATCTTGACAGTAAAAAGATAAACGCATCATCTTCGTTGAGACAATCTTTTGTCCCCGGACAGATAACCAAAACGCCAACATCCATCAACACCATCCTTCTCGCTGAAGATTACTGGGAGTTCGTGGAATACGGAAGGAAGCCAACAAGAAATGGTCACATTGAAGGCACTCCGTATCTATGGCAGTCAATCGCAGAATGGATGGCATTCAAAGCCGTCAAACCACCTGAAGATTTTACCTATGATTCATATGCAAAAGCCATTGCAAAAAAGATTCACAAAGTAGGTACAAAGCCAAAGCCATTCCTTGAAAGTGCGTTCACCGAATCAATACAGATGGAATTGGTGAATGAGTTGAATGCTCGTTTCGGAGATTTGATATTCTCGGAAGACATAAAATTGTAACAAAAAGAAAAGTTTCTTTGCATTATTAGAAAGTTTATTTTACTTTTGCTCTTGTTATGGATTACAACAAAGCAATTGAAACTATCAAACTTAAACGCAGACAAGGACTATTTCAAATAGTCGCTCGTAAAACTGGGGTATCACTTCCAACCGTTCGCAAGTATTTGGTTGAGGGAAACATCGTTTCTCCAAAAGCCAAAGCCGTCATTGAAATTGCATTGAGGGAGGTGAACAATGATTGAAGCAACAATCAACGGATGGATTCTCACAATCGGTGGGGATAGGTATGTTTACATTGACAAGCAAGTTGATGACTATTTACTGGAGAATCACTTTGATGAACTTGAACCGTACCTGATCAAGCGAGATGTCTACTTCGGTGGGTGCGTTGAGACCAATTTAGTGGGTATTGAGACGGAGAGATTCTTCTATCTTGAACCCGACAAGTTTACAGTATTATTTATGTGCGGACACAAAACAAATTTCCTATGAATAAAAGCGAATCAATCAAGAACATTGCTGGTGCGTTGGTAAAATTCCAAGCATCGGTGAGCAAGGTAGCAAAGGAAGCCAACAATCCTTTCTTCAAATCCAAGTATGCAAGTTTGGCGAACATACTGGACACAATTCAAAAGCCATTGAGCGAATGCGGTTTGGCAATCAGTCAATTCCCTGATGCCAATGCACTCACAACAATCATCCTTCACGCTGAATCAGGTGAGTGGATGGAGTCATCCTATGTGATGCCGGTTGCAAA